GTCTTAAAGAAAATATAAATATAACTTGACTTTTAAAATAGATTATGGTATAATTATTGTATACTTCGTCTAAAGAGAAAACATACTATGCCTTTCCAAACTAATGGTAAACGAGATTACAAAAAAGAACTTAACTGGGAAAAGACTTCTAAACCTACTAGGGTTAAAGATAGAGCTACAAGAAACTCTGCTAGAAGAGTATCTGGTCTTTCTGTAGGAGATACTAGGCAAGTTGATCACAAGAAACCTCTTTCTAGTGGAGGAACGAATAGCAAGTCCAACCTTAGGGTTGTCTCTGCTAAAACTAATTTAACTAAAGAGGCTCTTCGTAAGAAGAAAAAGTCTAATGGCAGGTCGTAGATCAATTGAAGAAACAAATAAAATAAGAGAAGCAAATGGATTACCACTAATCCAAAAGAAAGAACCTAAGAGTAAAGCTATTCTTCCTGAAAGTAAAAAGGCTAGGGCTCAAGAAGTTCTTGCTGTTATGCTTGGTCGTAAAGGTAAGAATGTAGTTCAGAAGGTTTTGGATAAAGCTCTTAACGATGAGGATGATGATCAGATGGCTTGTCTTAAACTAGTCATGGATCGTATTCTTCCAGCAGATTATTTAGCTAAGGTTAAAGGTAAATCAAATCAGATCTCAATTCAGATTATGGGTGTAGGTGAAACTACAATTCATTCTTCTGAAGAAGAAGTAGATGAAGATTTAGTTGACGTTGACTATGAGGAAGTAACAGATAACAATGGACAAGAATGACGATAATTTTACTCCTTTTGCTATTATTAGGGATTGGTATTCTAAGCCTGGCTATTTTGATATGAAATCTAAAGCTGAGGTTCCTGGCAATAAACTATATGGTTCTAAAGGAACTGTAATGGGAGCTAGTGATGCTTATCGTCACATTGTAGGGCAAGCTCTCTATGCTAGGAAGTTTGGAGAAACTATAGCAGGAGCTATGGGTAATTTTAATGAATGGAAATTTTCTGAACAAGATAGAGATGTCTACAAAGAAGAATCTGAAATGGATAGAAAGAATAATGCTATTGGTTTAGAGATAGCAAGAAAAGCTAAAACAGAAGAAGATGTTTATAGAATGGCACAAGAAGCTATTAAAAATAAAGAAGCTATCTATTATGACAATGAGACAGCTGATAAAAAAAGATTAGAAACAGATAGAAAAAAAGCAAGCATGCTTAATTAATCTTGGCTAATCTACAAGTAAAACTACATGATAAGCAACTTGAGGTCTTTAATGATAAGACTCGTTTTAAAGTTGTAGCAGCAGGGAGACGGTTTGGTAAGAGTCGCCTGGCAGCATGGATGCTTCTTATTGAAGCGTTAAAGAGTAAAAGTAAAGATGTGTTCTATGTTGCTCCAACCTACCAACAAGCTAAAGATATTCTTTGGGGATTATTAAAGGAACTAGGACATGAAGTAATTGCAGCTGCACATGAAAACACTTCCATCCTTACATTGGTAAATGGAAGAAAGATTTTCTTAAAGGGTGCAGATAGACCTGATACACTTCGAGGTATGGGTCTAGCTTATGTAGTGATTGATGAGTACGCAGACATTAAACCAAATGTTTGGGAACAAATCCTTCGACCAGCCTTAGCCGATGTACAAGGTGGAGCTATGTTCATAGGAACTCCTAAAGGTCGTAATCACTTTTATGAATTATATAAATATGCAGAGAGTGCTAAAGATGCAGAGTGGGCAGGGTTCCATTATTCATCTTATGACAATCCACTAATCCCTGCAAAAGAAATAGAAGCTGCAAAACAATCAATGTCTAGTTTTGCTTTTAGACAAGAGTTTATGGCTTCCTTTGAAGCAGCAAGTAGAGATATATTCAAAGAAGAATGGATAAAAATAGATGAAGAAGAACCTAGTGATGGTCGTTATTTTATCACAGTTGACTTGGCTGGTTTTATTAATGTCGATAAAGACTCAGGTAATAAGAATAGTAAACTGGATGAAACAGCAATAGCAGTTGTTAAAGTACATGAAGGTGGTTGGTGGGTAGCAGATATTATACATGGTCGCTGGGACATTAAAGAAACCTGTGAACAGATTATTAAGACAGTTATTAAGTACGAACCTGTAGCTGTAGGAATTGAAAAAGGTAGCTTAAAGAATGCAGCTCTTCCTTACCTTATGGATTTAATGAGAAGGAACAACCACTACTTTAGAATAGATGATGTCACTCATGGAAACCAAAAGAAAACAGATCGTATTGTCTGGGCATTACAAGGTAGATTTGAGCATGGTAAGGTAACACTTAACGAAGGAAGTTGGAACAATGAATTTCTAGATCAACTTGTTAACTTTCCTAATCATTTACTTCATGATGACTTGGTGGATGCTTTAGCGTATATAGATCAAATTCAAGTAGTAGAATATTTTCAAGACTATGAAGATGAAGAATACGAAGTTTTAGATAGAGTTACTGGATATTAATAAAGGACAAACATGGCACAGAACAAATTAGTAGACTGGATTAATGATAGCATTGAAGAGTGGAGACTCCACAGAGATACTAATTATCTTTTAGTCTGGAAAGAGTATGAACGTCTTTGGAGAGGTGAATGGGCTGCTGAGGATCGTCTAAGAGATTCAGAAAGAAGTCGTATTACATCACCAGCTTTACAGCAAGCTATTGAGAATCATACTGCTGAAATTGAAGAAGCTATCTTTGGTCAAGGAGATCATCTCTTTGATATTGAAGATGACATGGATGACCAAGATCCAAAAGATATTGAGTACCTTAAAAAGTACATGAAAGAAAACTTTAAGAAAACTAAACTGCGTAAAGCAGTTGGTGACGTTTGTTTATTAGCTTCTATCTATGGTACTGGTATTGGTGAAATTACAATTAAAAAAACCAAAGAACTTATTCCAGCAACAAGACCAATGCCTGATGTTAATGCAAGGGCTATTGGTGTAGAAACAAAAGAAAGAGTTAGTGTTGTTTTAAAACCAATCTCACCACAAAACTTTCTTATTGATCCAACAGCAACTTCTATTGAAGATGCACTTGGTGTAGCAATTGAAGAGTTTGTATCAGCACATAAAGTAGCTGAAGCTGTTAAAGCTGGTATTTATAAAGATACAGATATTGAAGATGATGCAACTCCTGATGATGATTTAGAAGCTTCATGGATAGATGAAAAATATAATGATGATAAAGTTAAAGTACTTCGCTACTATGGTTTAGTTCCTTCTAAACTTTTAGATAGTCAAGGTGAAGATGATGTAGAAGAAATCTTTAAAGAAGATAAAGACTCTGACAAGTCTGACCTTATGGAAGAGTATGGTGATTTAGTAGAAGCTATTGTTGTTATTGGCAATGAGAAATTCTTATTAAAAGCTGAACGCAGTCCTTACATGATGAAGGATCGTCCAGTCATTGCTTACCAAGATGATACAGTGCCTAATAGATTCTGGGGTCGTGGTGTTGCAGAGAAGGGCTACAATATGCAAAAAGCTATTGATGCTCAACTCCGTAGTCATCTTGATTCACTAGCATTAACAACTGTACCTATGATGGGTATGGATGCAACAAGACTTCCTCGTGGTTCTAAGTTTGAGATTCGTCCTGGCAAATCTATTTTAACAAATGGTAATCCTGGTGAAATCTTGATGCCATTTAAATTTGGACAAACAGATGGTAGTAACATTCAAACTGCACAAGCATTTGAAACTATGTTATTACAAGCTACAGGTACATTGGATACACAGTCTACACAGACTCAACCTACAGGTGGTGAACTCTCAATTACTCTTTCATCAATCCTAAAGAAAAATAAAAGAACTCTTGTTAACTTCCAAGACCAGTTCCTTATTCCATTTATTGAAAAGAGTGCCTGGAGATTTATGCAGTTTGATCCTGAACACTTTCCTGTTCAAGATTGGAAATTTATTTCTTCTTCAACACTAGGTATGTTAGCTCGCGAAGTAGAACAAATGCAATTTATTAATTTAATGAAAACACTTGGACCTGATAGTCCTCTTGTTCCTATCTTAATGAAAGGTATTATTGGTACTTCTAGTTTAGCAAATAGAGAAGAACTATTAACAAACTTAGAGCAGTCTTTAAAACCTACTCCAGAACAACAACAAGCTCAGCAAATGCAAATGCAGTTACAAGCAGGTCTTGTTCAATCTCAAATCAATGAGTTTAATTCTAGAGCTCAGAAACAATCAGCAGAAGCTCAACAAACTAATGTTGAGACTCAGTTTATTCCTGATGAAACCAAAGCTAAACTTGCTATGGCTTTATCTAATAACCTTGATGCTGGATCTGCAGATGACAAAGAGTTTGAACGTAGAGCTAAAGTAGCTGAACTTCTTATTAAAGAGAAGAATGTAGATCTTAAAGCTAAGGATATGGAACAAAATAAACAAATAGTTATGATGCAAATGCAAAAGAACTTGACAAAATAGATAATCTATGCTATAATTAATTATAGTGAATGCTATTATAACATACTTTTAAAAAGGATGCAATAGTTTGGATAGAGAATTACAAGAGTATTATGAAGAAAGATTTAATACAATGTCTACTAAAGGTTGGAAAGACTTTATAGAGGACACTCAAAATCTTTTTGATACATATAATAAAATTAATAAAGCTGATTCGTTTGAAGAGTTTCATAAACGAAAAGGTCAAATAGATATACTTCAATGGATTCTGACACTAAAAAATGTTTCAGAGCAAGCCTATGAGGAGTTAAAAAATGAAGAAGTTGTTTGAGTTCCATTGTTCTACTTGTGATCATCACTTTGAAGAACTAACAGAATACACACAAACTTTTACATGCCCTAAATGTAATTCTAACGCTGACAAGATCATCAGCACACCTAGAGTTAAATTAGAGGGTTGGTCAGGAAGCTTTCCAGGTGCGGCAGCGGCTTGGGATAAAAAGCGTAAACAACAGCTTGCTAAAGAACAAAAGCAGAATGCCGCTTGAAATTCTTTCCTAAAATGCTAATGGCACAGGAGAAATAATATGGCAGGATTAATAGATGAAGTTTTAGTAAATGATTTGGAGGCTTCTAGTCTCACAGACAAGGCTCAAGACTTATCAGTCGAAGAACCCAAAGTTGAAAAGAAAGTAGAAACTAAACCAATAGATGAAGAAATCCCTGATAAGTATCGTGGTAAATCACTAAAAGACATTGTAGCAATGCATCAAGAAGCTGAAAAGCTTATTGGTAGACAAGGTTCTGAAGTAGGTGATCTGAGAAAAATAGTGGATAATTTTATTAAGACTCAAACAACTAAAGATTCAGAGGTAGACGAAGTAGCTACAACAGATGAAGATTTCTTTATTGAACCAAAGTCTGCTGTAAATAAGGCAATTGATAACCATCCAGCAATTAAAGAAGCTCAACATATGTCTTTATCTATGAAACGTGCAGATACTGTTTCTAGATTAAAACAAGAGTTTCCAGATGCAATGGAAGTTGTTCAATCTCCTGATTTTGCAAAGTGGATTGAAGATTCTAAAGTCCGTACAGAATTATTTGTAAGGGCAGAAACCCAATATGATTACGATTCTGCTAAAGAATTGCTTGACAATTGGAAAGAAAGACAGACTCTTAGTAAAAAAGTAACAGACACTTCTAAAGTAGACCGAGATCAGCAACTAAAAGCTGCAGATATTGGTAATAATAATGGAGCTTCTGAAACGGTAGCTAAAAAGAAATATCGTAGACAAGATATTATGAAACTTATGACAACAGACCCAGACAGATATGATGCTATGTCTAATGAAATTATGGAAGCATATCGAGATAAACGGGTAATTTAACAATTTAGAAAAGGATTTACATCATGGCTTTAGGTACCGATCAAGTAAGTATTACCACGGCGGCAACGTTTATTCCAGAAATTTGGAGTGACGAGATTGTAGCTGCGTACAAAAAGAACTTAGTAGCAGCAAACTTATTTAAAAAAATGTCTTTCGTTGGTAAAAAGGGTGATACTGTTCGTATTCCTGTACCAGCACGAGGCACTGCAGCTATTAAAGCAATAAATACACAAGTAACTCTTCAAGCAGCAACTGAAACAGATATTGCTGTTTTAATTGACAAACACTATGAATATTCAAGATTAATTGAAGACATGGTTGAAGTACAAGCTCTATCATCACTCCGTCGTTTCTATACAGATGACGCTGGTTATGCTTTAGCTAAACAAGTTGACACATCACTAATCCAATTAGGTCGTACATTTAATGGTGGATCAGCTGTAACTTATGGTAACGCATACATCGGTGGTGACGGTACTACTGCTTACACATCAGGTTCTCCTAATGCTTCTGCATTAACATCTGCTGGTATCCGTAGAACTGTACAACGCTTAGATGACAATGATGTTCCAATGGAAGGTCGTTTCTTCTTGATTCCTCCTTCAGCAAGAAACACATTAATGGGTATTAACGAGTACACAGCTCAATCCTTCGTGGGTGAAGTTGGTGCTGGTAACACAATCCGTAATGGTGAAATTGGTTCATTATATGGTATTCCAGTATTTGTCTCTTCAAATGTGGATACTGCAACTGGTGGTGCTCGTATTGCCCTTATGGGTCATAAAGACGCTGCTGTGTTAGTTGAACAACAAGGTGTTCGTTCACAAACACAATACAAACAAGAATATTTAGGTACTCTATACACTGCAGATACGCTCTATGGTGTTAAAGAACTTAGAGATGGTGCTTGTATTCCATTAGCAGTTCCTGCGTAATGCAACTTAGCCCTTCGCAAGAGGGGCTATTTTTATGTTTATTCTTTGAGTGAACATAAAGATACTTAAAGGAGATTACTATGTTAGTTAGAGAAAAAGCAACAGGGACAGAAA